CTACTGAATCTGATCCTGATGATGAAGATGATCGTCCGGCTAAAAAGGCAGCTAAAAAAGAAACGGATGATGACGATGATGAGGAAAAGGAAGAGGATGAAAAGCCCACTTCCAAATCTAAAAAAGCAGCAGAGCCTGATGATGACGATGATGATGAACCGGAAGAAAAACCAGCTAAAAAATCTAAAGGTAAAGCATCAGGAGATTGCCCACACGGCCATGAGTACGGCAAAGACTGCGACAAGCATGATGAATGCGAAGATTGCAACAAGTGGGATGAATGTTCTGACGAATTTACCCGCATGAAAAAGAAAGGCTGACATGACAAAACAAGAACTAATGACAACGCAACAGGCAGTAGAATATGCTGCTGCACGAGGAATTAAAGTCCAGGGTCCGGCACTGCATTACTGGTGCCGGGCTCATGGCATCGCTAAAAAAATCATGGGCAAGTGGATGATTAAAAAAGATGAACTGGATAAACTGTTAGGAGTTGAAGCAGATGAAAAAGAAACAGAAAGATCAAGCAGTGGAACAGATACGGCAGCAGATAAAAAAGCCAGCAAAGGAAACAGTAAAGTTAAAAGGTAATCTGCCAACTGGAGTAACTCTGATTGATCTGGTTATCGGTGGAGGCTTTCCCTACGGGTTTGTAAATATTATCGGGGATAGTTCCAGCGGAAAATCTTTTTTATCTGGGGAGATTATCGCTACTGCTTTTCACAAACTCAGTAAAGATCGTTTTGACTGGTTTTACGATAACGCTGAAAAGGGATACAAGTTCAACAGCGAAAAACTTTATGGTATGGATATTATCGGTGGAGGCTTTCTCCCACCGAAACGGCGAAGCAATACCATAGAGGACTTCGAGCGCAACATCCAGGAAATCATTGATAAAAAAGACCCGCGAAAACGATTCATTTATGTGCTTGATAGCTTCGATAGCATCACGTCCGATGATGAAATCAAGTTTAAAAACAAGAAGCTGAAAGCATCAGTCAGCGGTGATGATGGAGAATCAGCAGGCAGCTACGGTCTGAGCAAGCAGAAAGAAAGCCACTCATTTTT